CAAGGGCTTGACCCTGACGACCCGAAGCACGGCCGCGGCTTGTGCACGTCATGCCACAGCAGGTCGACGGCACGCGAGCAGCCAGGAGGATGGAACCGATGACCACCAAGGGCAAGGCGACGACCGACAGCGAGACGGCAGCAGAGCCGGCGAAGGCTGAGGAGAGGCCGTTGTGCGGTGCACCGCACTTCCTGCCCAACCTCGCCCACCTGACCTGCACCGAGCCGGCGCCCGACCCGGACCTGCCGCCCGGCACCCCGGAGCACGAGCACCGGCACCAGGACGGCGACGCGATCTACACCTGGTAGGCGGTGGCCGGCTCTGGCCGGCGGTGCGCCCAGGCTTCCGGTGATCGTCACGGTCAGTCACTAAGACCGTGATCACCCTGGGGAGGGACCCCCAGATCAAGATCCAGCCGGGACCGCCGGGGAGGTGGCTGGTCTCCTGTACGGGTCTGATCACCTCAAGATCCACTCGGGGTGATGACCCAGCGTGACCCCGCACCTGCCGCAACGGCGGTGCAGACGTGCCGCAACGGCACATGGAGAGTGATCACATGGCAGGTATGGGACCTCCGCCCACGGTCGCGACGACCCAGCTTCCGGCTGAGGGCAGGCAGGGTGATGCGCCACGCTTCCCGCTGCCTCCGATCGTCATGAAGGACGACGACGGTGGCGCGGCGATGATGCGGGAGCGCGAACTGGATCTGTGGGAGTCGCTGTGGGCGACACCGCAGGCGGTGATGTGGGAGCGGACGCATTCTGAGCTGACGGTGGGCCGGTTCGTTCGCTTCAGCGTGCTGGCGGAGACCGGGAACGTGAAGGCGGCCACCGAGGCGCGGCAGTTGGAGGATCGGCTCGGGCTGAACCCCCAGGCGATGCTGCGGCTGCGCTGGGAGGTTTCAGCGGACGAGGTGGCCGAGCAGCGTCAGGAGCGTTCGTCGCAGGCGGCGAAGAAGACGGCTCGGCAGCGTCTCCGAATTGTCGATCCGAAGGCTGCTGGTGAGGCGTGATGGCCACCATGCATCCGGTGGACGTCATGGCTCAGTGGGGTATCGAGCGAGCCGCCTTGGTGCAGTGCGCGCGAGCACTTGCGTTCACCTACGGCGGAGCCTCGCGCCCTGCCGACGGTGAGCCTGAAGAGCGGGCGCTTTGGGAGGCCATGCACGCGGCGTACCGCGCGCTCGGGGTTACGGACACGCGAGATCTGCCTGCTCCGGATGGCGACCGTGCCCTGGCGCGGACCTGAGTTCGCTGGCGAGTTCCCCACGCTCGGCTGGCAGGTGGGTCAGTGGATCCAGGAGATGTGCGTCATCCCCGACGGCGACCACATCGGCGAGGAATACCTTCTGACTGATGAGATGTGGACTTTCCTTGCCTGGCACTACCGACTACGCCTCGATGCGACGGAATCGGGCTGGCGTTCGGCCTGGCACTACCGTCGTAGCCAGTTGGTGCGTCCGCAGAAGTGGGGCAAGGGTCCGCTGACGTGCGCGATGGTGTGCGCTGAGGCAGAGGGCCCGGTGCGGTTTGCAGGCTGGGACGCGGTCGGCGAACCGGTCGGGCGCCGCTGGGAGACGCCGTGGATCCAGATTGCGGCCACGTCTGAGGACCAGACGGACAACGTGTATCGCGCCCTGGTGCCGATGATCAATGAGGGTCCGCTCGCGGACCTGATCCCGGACACCGGTGAGACCCGGATCAACGTCCCGGGCGGTGGCCGCATCGAACCCGTCACCTCATCTGGTCGGGCCCGCCTCGGTCAGCGGATCACGTTCGCTGTGCAGGACGAGACGCACTCCTGGGTGGAGGCGAACGGCGGTTGGAAGCTCGCCGAGACACAGCGAAGGAACCTGTCCGGCACGGGCGGTCGCGCCGTGGAGACGACGAACGCGTGGGATCCGTCGGAGCAGTCGGTGGCGCAGAGGACCGCGGAGTCGTCCGTGAAGGACGTGTACCGCGATCACCGGATCCCGGCGCCGGCATCGCTGGCGAACAAGCGGGAGCGGCACAAGGCGCTGCGGCACGCCTACGGCGATTCCTCCGTGCTCGTCGGCGGCTGGGTTGACCTGGACCGCATCGACGGCGAGTTGGTCGAGATCGCAGAGAAGGATCCAGCCCAGGCGGAGCGCTTCTACCTGAACCGCATCGTCGCCGGCACCGGGGCGTACATCGACGGTGACCGATGGGACCTGTGCCGTGAACTGCGGGACGTCCCGGATGGCATCGCAGTGACGGGCGGATTCGACGGGTCGGACATTGACGACTGGACGGGCATCCGGCTGGAGACGCTGGACGGCTACCAGTTCACGCCGACCTACGGGCCGGACGATCGACCCACGGTGTGGAATCCGAAGGAGTGGGGCGGCCAGGTCCCGCGCCTGGAGGTCATGGCCGCATTCGACGAGGTCTTCGCTCGCTACTCCGTCGTGCGGTTCTATGCGGATCCGCCGTACTGGGAGTCGGAGATCGACGCCCTGGCGGACCGGTACGGCGAGAAGCGGGTAGTGCGCTGGTACACAAACCGCGCCGCGCAGATGCACAGCGCTGCTGAGCGGCTGGCGACGGACGTCACGAAGAAGGACTCGGAGTTCCGTCATGACGGCTGCATCTGGACTGGTCAGCACATCCGTAACGCCCGTAAGGCGGCCCGTCCGGCGAACCGGTACGTGCTGAAGAAGGCGTCTGAGGCCCAAAAGATCGACCTTGCGATGTGCTCGATCCTCGCCCACGAGGCCGCGGGTGACGCGGTGGCTGCTGGCCAGGCCCGTCCGAAGAAGAAGTCGAAGATGCTGATTCTGCAGTGAGGGGCGGTGTGCTGGTGGACCGTTCCGACGAGCAGTGGCTGAAGTATCTGATCCGGTGCCACGACAAGGAGTTGCCTGAGCTGCGGAGGCTGAACTCGTACTACGAGGGCAAGCAGCCTCTGTCGTACATGGCGCCAGAGTTGGAGCGTGAGCTTCAGGACATGGTGCGGCAGGTCGTCGTCAACTGGCCGCGCCTGGTTGTCGACAGCGTCGAGGAGCGGCTCGATGTCGAAGGCTTCCGTTTCCCCGGGGAGCCGGGTGCGGATGAGGAGCTGTGGCGGATCTGGCAGGCCAACGACATGGATGAGCAGTCCCAGCAGGGGCATCTCGATTCGCTCGTCATGGGCCGCGCCTACGTGGTCGTCGGCACCCGGGAGGGCGACGACAGCACGCCGCTCGTCACGGTCGAGTCTCCGATCGACATGTACGCGGACTTTGATCCGCAGACCCGTGAGGTGCGGGCCGCGGTGAAGCGGTGGTGTGAGGAGGAAGAGGACGGCAAGAAGGTCGACCACGCCACCCTGTATCTGCCGGACGCGACGTCCTGGTGGGAGAAGGAAGACGGCGTATGGGTCGAGGACCCCGAGTACGCCCGGGATGAGCACAACATCGGCGAGGTCATGGTCGAAGTGCTCGCCAACCGGCCGCGCCTGAAGTGCCCGAATGGCGTCAGCGACCTCGCGGACGTGATCCCGATTTCGGACGCCGCATGCAAGATCGCCACCGACATGATGGTCAGCGCGGAATACCACGCCACGCCACGCCGGGTGGCGTTCGGGTTTGGCGAGGAGGACTTCGTCGACGCCAACGGCCGCAAGGTCTCGGCGTTTAGCCGGATCATCGGCCGGATGTGGGCGACGGAGAAGAACCGCAAGGAGGATGGCGCGGACGTCGTCCAGTTCAGCGAGGCGTCCCTGTCGAACTTCCACGAGACGATCAAGCTCCTGGCTTCGCTCGTCGCCTCTCTGTCTGGGCTCCCGCCGCACTTCCTCGGACATGCCACTGACAATCCGGCCTCCGCAGACGGCATCCGCAGCGCGGAGACCCGACTGGTGAAGCGGGCGGAGCGCAAGCAGCGCCGGGCCGGCGGCACGTGGGAGCGCGTGAACCGCAAGGTGATGCGACTCCGCGACGGCGCATGGAACCCGGACGCCCGCTCGCTGGAGACGATCTGGCGGGACGCCTCGACGCCGACGGTGGCGCAGCGGGCGGACGCCGCGGTGAAACTCTTCACGGCGCACATCGTGCCGCTGCGGCAGACCCGCGAGGACATGGGCTATACGCAGGCGCAGATCGAGCGCATGGAGGAGCAGGACGAGCAGGCTGCGCAGGATGCC